AATATCTTAACACCAAGAGATTTCAGCGAACCGATAGGTGATAGAATGTTCTACTTTAAGACTGATAAATTAGGATTATTACCTAAAGCGGTTCTTGAGTTAAAGGAGTTAAGAAACGATTACAAGAAAAGAATGAAAAGTGCTAGTAATCAAACTGATTATGTTAAGTGGTATAATAACCAAATGGCGGTCAAGAGATTGATGGCCTCATTTTACGGTGTATTGGCGTTTCAGGGCTTCGGTTGGGCTGATGTAGACCTAGCCGCCTCGATTACAGCAAGTGCGAGGGAGGCCATTAGATTAGCCGCATTCAAGGCGAAGGAGTTGGAAGTATGAGTGGCTTATGGAAGTTAAGTGAAATAGAAGATTATGACCATACGGTTAGTCCTATGTTATTTAATTATATAGTAAAATTATCTTTCAACAACTTAGACGATAGATGGTGGGATGATGAAATCGGAGTAGACTTTGATTGTGCTAATGACGCTATGGCCTTTGCTAGTGATTTTATGGCAGAAAATGAAGGCAAAAGATTAGAAATAGAATTTTGGCTAGATGTAATAAATATAAGTCTTAAAACAGATACCGATTATTATGGTATAACAGAAGATATGGAAAATGACGCTCATGCTAATATTTTTCATATGATTCTTTGGATTATAGCAAAGTCATTGGGATGGGGTGAAGAATTATGATAATTAGAATCTTGATTGATATAATAAGAGGGATGTTAGAA